AAGGGGTGCTTAAAGCATTCTCTGTTGGATTCAGAGTGAAAGACGCCGACTACGATACCGATACCGATATCTTCGTGATAAAGGATTTGGAAATGTATGAACTTTCAGTTGTATCCATTCCAGCAAACGCCGATTCAATCTTTTCTGTTAGAAAATCTTTTGAAACTGAAGAAGATTATTTGAATTTTAAACAACTATATAAAGAACCCGAAGCTCCAACAAAAGTTGAGCCACCGGTTCATAAGGAGAATATAAAAGTGGATAAAACTTTTACCGAAGAAGAATTACAAGCAGCTAATACAAAAGCTGTTAAAGATGCTCTAGAAGCAATCGAAGCAGAAAAGGCTCGCAAGGAAGAAATTGAAAAGATCGCTCTTGCTGCAAGCTCTACAGGTGCAGAAAGATTACTAGCTGATTTTGAAAAGAAGCTTTCCGATAAGGATGAAACTTTCAAGACTGCTATGGATGAAATGCGCGCTGAGTTCAAGGAAAATTCAGATGAACTAGAAGCACTTAGAAAGTCTAAAATGTCTTTCGAAGATCGTGGAAATAAGCCTGGAATTACCGATGAAGAAATTGATACAGCAGTACTAACAGCTAAGGCTCTAGGTGTGAAAGTTAATGAAACTGAGTACTTTAAGTCTCTAGTAACTAAAGCTGATGAAGGTGCAGGTGGAGCGCACTCTGTGCATATTCAAGATGCAACAACACCAGCTGAGTGGGAAATGCTTTTCTCTACTAGAATGTATCAAGATATTAAAGATAAGACAATTATCGAACCTTTATTTACACAACGTGTACAGATGACTTCACGTGTAATGACCTTCCCATATAATCCAGAAGCAGGACTAGCACAATGGATTCAGGATGGTAGTTACAGAAGTACTGATCTTACATCAACAGGAACTGAAGTAATTCATAAGTTCAAGGATAATACCATTAAAGCTGAAAAGCTAGCATCTAAGGAATACTTAGGTTACGAAGAAGAGGAAGATGCAATTATTGCTCTTATGCCTCTAGTTCGTGATGCAGTTATGCGTAGAATGGTTCGTTCAACAGATACTGAATTACTACGTGCTAATAATGGTTCTACTACATCAGGTGCATCATCTGGTTCAGCTCTAATTGATGGTGTTTCTACATTAGCTGCTGATTTAAGTGGTAACTATGATTATACACAGCCTGGTTCTTTTGGAGATCCAACTACAATTGCTGATCTTCAGCAAACACGTAGATTAATGGGAGCTCCTGGCTTACTACCTGGTGATTTAGTTTATGTTGTTAGTCAGGCAGTATACTTCGATCTATTAGAAGATCCTGATTTCCGTACAATGGACTTAGTTGGTGGTTTAGCTACAATTTTACGCGGTCAAGTTGGAAGCGTAAATGGCTCTCCAGTTGTTATTTCTGATGCATTTGCAGCAGACGCAGCTGGTGCAGTACAGGCAATAGCATTTAATTCTAGCAATTACCTGTTTGGTGAACTACGTGGAATGATGGTTGAACGTGATCGTGATATTGAAAATCAAAAGAATATCATTGTTGCTACTCGTAGATTTGGTATGACAGAAATTGTTCCAGCTACCGCAGGTGGTGGAAGAGGATTCTGTGCTAACTTCGTACGTCCAGCATCGTAATTTGAAATAATAGTAAACCTTCTCAGGTTTACTTTTGGGCTGCTTTAATTTGGCTAGGTACCAACGGGGACAATAGTCCCCCGCGGTACCATTTTTAAGAGGAAACAATGGCAATTTTAGACTTAAGTACATATAAGACGTATCAAAAGATTAATAGTGATCAAAATGATGATAAAATAGAAGCCATCATTCCGTCTGTAAATAGTTATATTACTAGTTATTGTAATAGAACTTTCCTTATTTCTGATAATACAGATAAGGTAGAATATTTTGATGCTACTCAATCAGATTACTATCCATTGGAATTTCCAATAGTTAGTGTCGCATCAATTAAGTACTCTACTGAGGAAGATGGAGTATATGATGAAGAATTAACAGCATATACTGATTACGTAATAGATGTCCTTAATTCTAGGGTTGTACCTGTTGGAGTAAATTATTTTGTTACTGCAACTACAGCAATAAATAGTGGAGAAATAACTTATACTGCTGGATTAGATGATTATCCACCTGAGATAGTCCAAGCCGCAGTATTACTAACAGAGTATTACATGGAACAAGCATATACTCCTAGAAAATCATTGGCCGGCGCAAGCGTGGATACTTTGATTCAACCTGATTTTACTGCAAAACTTCCACCACACGTTAGAAGAATACTGGAGCATCATAGAGCCTGGAGTCCATAATGGCTACTAAGACTACAAGTAAGATAAGTATAAGTAGAATTAGAGGGTTTACTGGCCGCTCCGCTAAAACATTATTAGGGAAAGGAGCAAAATTTTTACTATCACAAGCTAAAGAAGTAAGAAGCGGTAAAGGAAAAAAAGAAAATCCTAACCATACTAGACCTGTAGTTAATAGAGAAAATTTAGGTCTTATAATAAGTAAACCCTATTTGATAAAAAAAAGTGCAGCTTTTGAATTATTAAATAATAGCAATCCAGCTTTATTTAATAAAATATATTCATCTATTATAACGGAAATAGACGCTAAGTTTAAAACTCCATTTCCTACAGACAGTAGTAACTTAAGTGGTTCAAAAATATATAATTATAAAGGTAATAATGAACGTATAGTTATTTCTTTTAGTAGTGAAGACTCAAAAGATAATTTTAATAGACTACAAAAAGGATTTTCTGATATAGTTAAGAAGGTAGAAGAACAATATAGACCACAAATAGATTCAAATATTGAAGATTTATTGGTATTAAATTCCTTTAATAGAGTATTTAAGGGAAATATTACAAGAGCAAAGGGTAAGACTAAGGTAGGTGCAAAAGATTTTGCAGTTAAACTTGTAAATAGATATGCAAAGGTAGACAATAATGCTGCTACATTAAAAGAAGCTGGTATTTCATTACCATTTACAAAAAATCAACTAAAATCTAGCTATTTTAATTCAGCTAGTAATATTACTGGGTATACTAAGTACGATATTATATTTAGTATGTTTGGCGAACGATTTGAACAGTCTGGGTTATTACAAGATAGACGTGTTGGTTTAGAAGTTGGACATATTGGTGGTATTGGGGGTAGGGTAGGTCCAGAGACAGGCCCAACTAGTTCAAGTGACTTAAAGTTAGTAAGTATGGAACTATTAGCTGCTGAGTCTGCGGAACTACAAACAAATGCAGCATTACAAAACGAACTTAACAAAGCTAGAACGGAATTTGATAAAGAAAAAATAGAGTTAGAAATTCTTAGAGATTTTAGTGCAAGTCATCAAACAATTAGTTTAATACTTGGTATGCCGGAATCTAATGAAAGTAATAGATTAGATGCTAAAGCTAAACAAGATTTATTAGATAGTGTAGCCGCGAAGTTTGGAGATGAATTACCAAAAATTAGTGGCTCTCCTTCTCTGTTATATTATATTGAATCAAGTATTATAGCAGCTATTACAGGTAAACCAACAAAATCAGTAAGGGCAGGTCTAAAGGATAATTTTAAATTATTTGAAAAAGGTAAGGCTAAAAGCTTAAAAAGAACAGTTAAATTAAAGAAGTATAGAACTAAAGCGCAGCCATTAGCACCACTAAAAAAATATAGGCCTACAGGCTCTCTATTAGGTTTACACGGTTTAATAAATCAAATATTAACAGAACAAGTAAAACAACAAATGGCTGACTCCGCAGCAACAGACGGAAGATTAAGATATCAAACAGGTAGATTTGCTGAGTCTGCAAATTTATTAACTTTAACCAGTACTCAAGCTGGTTTATTAGCTGGTACTTATACTTATAAGAGAGACCCCTATGATGTATTTTTACCGGGGGGTAGGTTAGGAACACCTAAAAGAGACCCAAGAATATATGTAGAGGGTGCTATAAGAAACGCAGCTATATCTATACTTAAGGGTAAATTCAAAGGTATATTACTGGAGTTACAATAAATGTCAGCAAGAAGCAAAATTGCTAATGAGTTAGTATGTAAATTAAAAGAAGTAGATGGCACCGGAGATTGGTGTTCTAATTTATATACTAATGTAGAGAATAGATTAAAGTTTTGGGATGAGGTAGATGACTACCCATCTGTATTTATTAATACAGGCTCTGAAACTAGAGAATATCAACCAGGCGGATTTAAATGGGCATATCTTATGCTTACCGTCAGGATATATGTCCAGGATGAAGAACCTGAAGCTAGACTGGAAGAAATCTTCGAAGATATAGAAAAGATTGTTGATAATAATGGCAACATGGAATATGATAGTAACAATACTATTGAAGATATGAAAATATTATCAATACAGACAGATGAAGGTCTACTTAATCCCATCGGCGTGGGAGAAATAACCCTTCAGATAATGTATGCATTAAATGAAGTATGTTAGATAAATATCTAAACACTTTATAAGCATACATAGGAGAAATAAAAGATGGCTAGAAATTTATCTAGAAATACAGAGCTATTTATTAGCACTATTCCGCCTGCAACTTTCGCGGCTGGAGCATGTGTTGGTTTAGAAGCAGATCCTGCTGATGGTGGTAATAATACTTGGAAAGTGAATGTGCTTGACGGATTCTCATTCTCACAGGATGTAGCAACTCAAGAAATTGGTGTTAGTGAATCATCAAGTGAATGTACTGGGCTAGGTCAACTAGCTCGTGGTACTCTAGGATTTAACACTGCACTTAACCCTGTAGATGTGTCTTTCAGTACTTATGTTAGACCATATAATGACTCAGGCTTTGGATTACCAATGTGTGTAGAACTACCTTTATGGGCAGGTGCACTTGGAAACCAGGATGCATTAACAGCTTCACCTGCAGCTGCTGGAACTGGTATATATGCAGAAACAATTGCTGGTGGTGGGGATATTTTAACATTCTCTACTGAAATGAGTGATGTTAATGAATTATTACCTTTATACTTATACTTTAAACTAGAAACAACAGTTTATGTTGTATCAGAATTTCAAGTTGGTACAGCAGAAGTAGATTTTAGTATTGATGGTATTGCAACAATTAACTGGAGTGGAAACGGTACTACTGTTCAAGAAAATGAATCTATTTTTGATATTCTTGAAGATACTGGTACTTTTGTAGCTGGTACTGATTATATAGATGTTCCAACAACTACAGCAGCTTCTTTCTTAAGAAATAAATTAAGTACTATGGAATTAGTAGATAATCAACTTGCTTCTGCTCCAATTAGTACTACTATTACTACTCCACCAGCTGCAGGACATGTTATCTTTTCTGCCGGTGGTATGGGAACCGACGATGAATATGTTGGTGGTAGAATTAGAAATACTGAAGCACCAGCACCAGATGAGTGGGTAACTATTCTATCTCATGACGACGACGACGCTACTATTTCAGCAGCTGATGCAACTATTTCAAATGCATGGTCTAACGCGGATACTATTGAAATATATTTACCTGCAGAACATGCGGAAACAATTTATTGTATTCCAATTACAGGTGGAACATTAACTCTTGAAAATAATATCACCTATCTAACACCAGAAGAACTTGCTATTGTTAACCAGCCCCTATCAGGATTTACTGGTAACCGAGCAATCACAGGGAGTGTAACAGCTTATCTAAATACTGGTGCTCAGGGTTCTGGTGGTTTACTACAAGACTTACTTGCTAAAATTACAGAAGTTAGTAATGATTATGCAATTACACTACATATGGGTGGGACCTCTAGTGATGAAACTCGTGTAGATTTTACTATTGCACATGCACAGGTATCTATTCCATCAACTAACGTTGAAGATGTTATTAGTACAGAGATTAGCTTTAATGCTAAGTCATGGGTTGGTACTAAACAATCCTTTGAAGGCGCAAACGAAATGACAATCGGATACTATACACCAGGTAGTTAATTTTTTAAACAAAGTCCTCCGGACTAACCTCCGGAGGCGACCTTAATGCCCATTAAGGTTTTATAGCCAAATTATAGGAGAACTAAAAAAATGGATTTAGCAAAAATGATTATCCCAAGCAAAACTGTTTGGGCCGACTATCCAGGAATGACTGGATTCGAAGTACAACTAGCACATCTTACTAAAGATGAACTAATGAAGATTAGAAAGAAAGCAGTAACAATGAAGCCTAATAGATCTAGGCAGATGGAAGAAGAAGTTGATAGTGATTTATTCCAAAGCTTATATATTGCTGGAGTTATTAAAGATTGGAAAGGACTAAAGTATAAGTTCCTACCAAAATTCGTACCAACAGATATTTCAGCAGAAGACCCAGAAGATGAGTTAGAATATACTCAAGAGAATGCAGAAGTATTAATGAAAAATGCATCTGATTTTGATGCATGGGTTTCTGCAATGTTGGAAGATGTTGAAAATTTCACGCAGACTGCCTAAATATTATTGAAGATAAGTTAGAAAACTACTTTGATAATAGCGCAGCTAAGATGAGTAAAGAACAATATCTTATGATGTGCGAACAATTAGGTAATGAACCTCTTCCGGAAGAAATACCTGCCGACTATTCCGATTTCCCATATGAAGTACAGGAAGCTATAAATATATTTACTATATTACCAGATGTTTGGGATGGTATGTCCGGTACTTATATGGGGAAGGATTATTCCTTATTACCTTATCTATTTGATGAAATATTTGAGGTAGAAGATAAAAAACAGTCTATGCAAATATTACTAATGATAGGCAGGTTAGTATCAAATATGCATAGTAAATCGCAGAAAGAAAGACAGCGTAAAGCTAAAACTAAATCAAGGAAACAATAAATGGCAACAGTTACCCAAGAATATATATTACAAGTAACAGCAAAAGGATTACGAGCAGTAGTTAGAGAGATTAAAGCCCTTCGTGGCGATATGTCTCAAATGACTGCGGCGGGTAATGAAGTAGCTGGTGGATTAGATAAAGCTAGTGGTGCTGCAGATAGGTATAGTAAAAAGAATAAAGGTGTTGGTAAATTAACTAATAATAATACTAAAGCCTTTTCAAAAATGCAAACAGGAATGACTTCTGGATTAGTTCCTGCTTATGCAACAGTAGCGGCCAACGTTTTTGCGTTGACAGCCGCTTTTGGCGCTTTAAGTAGGGCAGCAGATTTTGAAGTTCTAATACGTGGTGCAGAAGAATTAGAAGCACAGACAGGTAGATCATTAGTTAACTTAGCAAAAGGTATGAAAGCAGTTACAGATGGTGCTATTAGTATGAAAGAAGCATTGATAAGTGCTTCTATTGCTGCGTCTGCTGGTTTTGATAATTCAACTATAATACAACTAACTGAAGTCGCACGTAATGCATCTATTGCTCTAGGTAGAGATATGACCGATGCTTTAAATCGTGTATTCAAAGGTGCTATTAAAGCTGAACCAGAATTACTTGACGAATTAGGTATTATACTTAGATTAGACCCAGCAACACGAGCATACGCTGCAAGCGTAGGTAAAGCTGTAACTGAATTAACTACATTTGAAAAGCAACAAGCCGTTGTTAATGCAGTTATTGAACAAGGACAAACTAAGTTCGAGTTACTAAGTGATGTAGATGTTAATCCCTTAGCACAATTATCTGCTAGTTTTAGTAATCTTGTTGCAACCGCATTAGCATTTGTAAATATACCACTTAGTCCTATTTTTTCTTTCTTTGCCGATAATATGACAGCTCTTTCAGGTGCTATGTTAGTTTTTGGTAGTACAGTTCTTAAAACGGCCATTCCAGCATTAGCTAAGTTCGGTGCAGAAGCCCAGAAAACTATTAATGAAAGTATAGCTAGAAATGCTATTCGTGCCGCAGGTACTCAAGCATTAAAAGAGTTTGCAGCAGCAGCTAAAGAATCTACAGAAGCAGTTGAAATAGTAAGACAAAAACAAGTACAATTAGTTGAAGATTTAGCAGAGGGTTCAAAGGCTGCGTTAGGTAAGTCTTTATTTGCACAAATAGAAGCAGATGCAGTTGGTGGTAAAACACGACTAGAAAGCATGCACAAAGTAGTTAAAACTACAGATCAAGCTTTAATTAATTTACAAAAGAGACAAGATATAGGTTCCGACTCTTGGTTAAGGCAGAGAGATGCAATAGTAGATGTTAATAAATCTGCCAGAGTGGCAATAGAAACTATAACCGGAGTTAATGCAGGATTACTTAGTCAAAATAAATACCTTGCAATGGGACAGCTTGCTTGGGCCAACTTTTCAACTAGAATGGGACAAGTGAAAAGTGCTGGTATTGAAGGATTTTTTAAAGGTCAAGAAGGTGGGTTACTAAAGTTAATCCCTAATTATAAGATATTTAGGGATACATTAAATCAAACAGCTAAAGCTACAGATGCAATTGGTTTTGCAACTAAAACTGCGTCCAAAGGAATATTTTTACTTACAGGTGCTTTTGGTGGGCTTTTAAAAGCTATACCTCTTATTGGTCAATTATTAGTAGCTTTTACATTATTAAAAAATGTAGTAACTTGGGTACTTGATTTATTTAGAGATGTTGACGCATTAGAAGCATTTAATGATGCAATTGAAAATTCCGAAAGTTCTGCAGATGTAGCTAATAAAGCTTTTAATAGATATAATAAAACACTTAAGAATTTACCAGATACAGTAGATAATATAACTACTAAAACTACATTATTAAAAAATTCAATAGGAGGGTTAACAAGTGCATTAGAAGAACTAATTGAAGCAGCGCCAGAAGAGTTTGGAATATTAGATGCTATAGTAGATGTTACTTGGTTTGGTCAATTAGACAATTTTAAAGATGCATTAGAAGGACAAGCGGAAGCTCTACAAAAAATTGATGATCCTAAAATTAATAAATTTTTAGAAGAATTAGGGGAGATAGAAGAACTTACTGGAAAGGAAGCTTTAGTAGCTGCAAAGAGGTTATCTGTACTTGAAAAAGAACTTAATAAAACAGCACAAACTGCATTTGAAGCTAATGAAGCTATAAAGAAAACATTTGAAGCACTGGGAAAAGCTATAGATGATACAACAGCTAAATTACCCAAGTTAACAGCTTCTCAGTCTACACTAATAGCACTTAATGATATATTACTTAGAACTGCAGATGGAGCGGTATCACTAGATCAACTAGCTTCATCTTTTGCAAACTTATCAGATGCTCAAGCATCTACTCTAGGTATTTCAGGTCTAGTAGAGGGTTTATCTGCGCTGGCTTCCAATACTCAAACAGCTACTAAGGAAATTCAAAAATTAAAGAAAGAATTAGAAGAAGAAAAAGGATTTGGTATTTTAACTTCTAATGATGCAACAGAAGAAGCATTACAAGCAAAAATAGAACAGTTAGAGGGCAATGTACTAGCCAATAGAAGAACTTCATCTTTACTTGTTTCTGATATAAATATTAAAGTACAAGAACAAGTTGATATATTAGCTAAAGTAGAAGCAGCTACTTTAAATATTGCTAAGATACGTGCACGTGCTGCATTTGACTTATCTGCACCTAATTTATTACTACAAGATAGATTACAATTATTAAGTTCTTTAGCAGATGCAGAAAAAGATTTCTACGATACTTTATCATCACAATCTAGTCAAAGAATTACTGATTTAGAGAATGAAAGTAAAGCATTAGAAACTGCATTAGCTAAGTCAAGAAGAGTTACAAGTACACCAGAAGATGTTCCTACTCCACCAGAAGCAGCAAAAAATGTATTAGGTGCAGATGAAATATTAGCTAAAGAAGCTCGTATAAGTACTATAGCTGGTGAAAGAATTAGGCATGAAAATAATATACTTAAAAATCAGCAAGCTGCATCTAAGGTTTATCTTAGCTTATTGAAAGCGCAGAGAAAATCTTTATTTGAAAATGCAGAAGCTATTAGATTAGGTATTCCTGGTTTTCAAGCACTTACTAAAACTTTAAAAGAAGGTTTTGTTAAAACTTTAGAAGATTCATACACAGCATTAGGTATTCAAAATGAAACAATGCAAGAGTTTGTGAATAAAAATCTAGAAGCTGTTAAATCAGCAGAAGCCATAAAATCACTATTTGCTTCTATGAATTTCAAAGGTATTGATGCTGGAATAGGTAATGTGGATGCATTAGCTGATCAACATGCAGCATTAGCTAGAACTAATGAATTACTTAAGGAAACTAATTTTACATTAGATACTAGACTTGATAAAGCTGAAATGATTAGATCTAGAGAAATAGAGGATCAACAGAAAAGAGCACAATATACAGTAGATACCCTAAGTAAAGAAGCCGAACTATCTAAATCTCAGCAAGATAAATTAGATAAAGCTAATGAAGCATTAGGTATATTAAGAACAGATAAAGCATTAACGGATGCATTAGGTAGGTCAAAAATAATGCTATATAGCGATAAATTTATTGCTAATCTTACACGCGCTAACAAATTTAAATTAGAAGACTTAAAGGTTACTAAAGCAACTACTTTAGCAGAACATAAGTTAGAGGCACAAAGATTATTAGCTCGAGAACTTGGACTTAAAGGAATTGATAAGTTATCCGATAAAATGAAAGACTTATCTGATGCAGCAGTAGAGTTAAAATTTGCTGAAGACTTTAAAAAAGAAGTAGAAGGGATGGTAGATGCTCTTACTCCTTTATCTGGTATACTAGATGAAATGCAGAAAGCATTTGCTAATCCAGAAATAGATAATTTTACAGCATCAATGGTTACTTTATCTAAGATAGGTAAACAAACAGGAAATAATATATCAGAAGGATTTGGAAATTTTGGTACTATTCTAGCACAAATGCAGCCAAAAATTAAGGAGGCTGGTGGTAGTATTTCTGATTTAGATGCATCAGATAAATTTAAATTAATGGAAGGTGCTTTTGGTGGCATGGCCACTGCAATGGGGGAAGGTACTAAAGCAGCTAAAATATTAACAGGAGTTACTACAGTACTAGCTACAGTTAGTGCCGCATTAGCTATTGTAGATCAGGCAAAGGGTGGTGGTTATGAAGCCTTTGCAAAAATGGCAGCCATGGCTGCAGTTGTTGGTAGTATACTATCTGCCGCAGGGATAGCATTTGGAAGTAGTGGTGAAGGTAGTAGTGGTGCAGATAAAGCAAAAGATGATTACACTACATCAGTTGGTTCACACGGAATAGTTGGTGGTACTATGCAATCTAATGCACTTATAGATTCAATAGACCAACTTATCGCTGTAGATTCAGAATTATTCTCTGCAACAGAAAAGTTGCAAGTTGCGGTACGTAATTTAGATAAATCATTTAAAGTTGTTGGTGGTGCTTCCTTCTCACAAGCTGGTGATTTTGGAGATATAAATCTATTAGAAGTATTTGGGTTTAAAGAGTTTACTGATTTTGATCCTGGATTTTTTGGTGATGAAACAACTAGTGCTGCTTTAATAGGTTCTGGTTTAAAGCTTGGAGCAAGTATAGAATTTGTGGGGGATACGATTGCTGGAACATTAGAAGATGTTAATCTATTTCTATTACAAATGATAACTGAAACTGATAGTGGATTCTTAGGTTTTGGTGGGGGTACAGATACAACATTATTTTTAGCCACGAGAAAAGCTGGCGATAGACTTACAACTGCATTAGATGAAGCATTTTCAAGTACTTTAAATGTATTAATTGGTTTATTTAATACTTTAGGGGGTGGAAACACAGACTTAAGTGCATTATTTTCTGGTGTAGATGATATTGATATTGATACTACAAAATTAGAGTTAGTTGGTAAGACGGCAGAAGAGCAAGGTGAAATAATAGCAGCTTTCTTCTCCAACTTAAGTAATGAAGTTGTGGGTAGTGTACTCCCTTGGGTAACCAATTTTACCCAGGCTGGAGAAGAATTAACTGATACATTATTAAGATTAACTACGCAGTCTGTAATACTACAGAATGCGTTAGATACTGTTGATTTTAATTTTAGAGACTTAGTGGGTGATATTGATTCTAGTGTTGCAGAGGGTATAAGTTTACTTATTGTAACTGCATGGCAAGATGCTTTAATTGGCAACTTTCCAAATCCAGAAGCATTTAATAGTGTATTTGAGCAGTTCTCACAAACTTTATGGTCAGAATCTGAATTAGCTCAAATAGCTTTAACTAATGCACAAGAAACACTTGGTAGAGGTATTGGTGAATTAACTGCTCAAGTAACAGATATTGGATTTTCTACTTTAGCAACCACACTAAGTGCAGATATAAATGCGATTGATTTTAGGGCATTTGTAGATTCAGCTAAAGCAGTTGGAGCATTTGAAGGTGTTGAAGGAGCAGATTTATTTGCTACTGTTATTAAGGTTGGCGCAGCTATAGGAATAATTGAAGATTCTCTAAGTGACTTAGATGATGCATTAAGTAGCTTTGATAATGATATACTAAGACAAATACAGTTATTTGGATTACTTGGTAAAGAATTAGATAATTTACAATTAGATTTTGAGTTAGCTGATACATTAAAAGACGCTAGGGAATCTGGTGGTAATATAGAACAAGTAGAACAGTTATTTGGATTACGTAGACTTGCAATAGTAAAAGAGTTTAATCAAGAAATTGTTGATTTATTAAAAGATGGTTTCGACAGTGTTGCTGATTCAATGTTGACCGTTGTCAAAGGCTTTTCAAATTGGAATGAAGTAGTATTCCAAGGTCTAAAAGTAGATAAAATGTTTAATAATCTAGTAGATAGTTTAAAAGCTACTTCAATAGACTTTTCTGCTTTTACAGATAACGTAGTAGATATGCAAGATGCAATTAATTTTGAGGAATTATTTGGTTCTCTAGTATCCTTCAGTGACATAGTTCCTGATAAAGAGGATATTGCTGGACAAATACAATTAGTTGAAGATTTAAAAGACGCAGTTATTGATAGATATAATATAGAAAAAGCAGCTATGGAAGATATAAAAACTCTTTCTATAGATATTCAAGGTTTCTTAAGAGATCTGAACTTTTCAGATATTTCTCCACTAACTAACGCTGAGCAATTAGATTTAGCTATAAGTAGGTTTGACAAAAACTTTACTGATGTATTTTCAACAGATACAGCTGTATCTGAAAAAGCACGTGGAGATTTATTAGATAGTGCAGATTTACTACTTAATTTATCAAGTGAGTTCTTTTCAATTGGACCACAGTTTCAAGCAATATTTGATACTGTAATAGGTAAGCTAGAGGCAGTAGATGAAGATATATTAGAAAAATTAGGTCTGTCCGATGAAGCATTAGCTACAGAAGAACAAACTAATATATTATCTGATTTACAGCAACAAACTATTGATCAGTTAAGTGTATTAGAAACAGTACTAACTGAATTAGATACACAAAATACTGAATCTTTAAATTATGAAATTGAAAATCTAGGAATAGAAGTAACTACACACTTAGATTTTATTACTGATAAGTTACAAGCTTTAAATGACACTACATGGATACCAATACTTAATGCTTTAACTAATATGAATTCATTTGCAACTGGAACTCCAGAGGTTCAATTCAATCAAATAGCTCAGATTCATCAAGGCGAAATGATAGTTCCAGCTGCACAAGCAGAATTTATTAGAGATTCAGAAGCAGTAACAGTTACTTCAACTACTAATACTAATAATGATGAAGTAGTTGCTGCTATACAAGTATTAACAGATGTATTAGCAATTACACAGGAAGAGCTTGTAGATAAAGGCGAAGAAATTAGAACTGCTACTACAAATAGTAATAATATAATCACAACACCAACATTGAGGAGAATAGTATAATATGTCAACACATGCAGCATTTAGTGATGCTTGGCTAGCGGCTGATAATCATAAAATTATTCTAGTAGAGTTAGAATACCACGATGGAGAAAGTATGAAGATGTTTTACTTTAGTAATCATCCTTATACTACTTCTCCGGGTGAGGCTGCAATTAATTCCTTAGGAGAAGTATTAACAAATATAGCTTATGAAGATATATTAACTAATATTCCAATAATTACTTCAAGTATTGATAATTCGGATGCTATAGGTGCATTAGATGTTTTAAATACTGATGGAGAATTTGATGAACTTATTAATTTTTCTTGGGTAGGGCATACTGTAAGAATATATATGGGTGAACCTAGTTGGCCTAGAAGTGCATTTGGAATTATATTAGATGGAATAACTAGTAAAATAACTTCTACACAACAACATAAAATTATTATGGAAATTAGAGACAAACAAGAAATACTAAATGTTCCAGCTCAAAATGATAAAATAACTAGTAGTTATGTAGAAGATTTATTAAATGCTGCTGCCCCTACTTTTGTTGGGGATATTTCTGGAACTAGGGATACGGAGGATAGGGCATATTCTGTTCCTAATAGGGTAATACCTGAAGGAGTAATAAATAATAATATACCTATATGCTTAGGTAAAGTTTTTAATATTAGTCCAATAATGATTGATTCATTTAATCATGTGTATTTGATACATGAAAAAAGTATTAAAGAAGTTACAGAAGTACGTGCAGATGGTGTAGCATTAGCAAATAATCAGTATGAATTAGCATTAAGCATAGATAATGGTGATGGAGTTACAGGTTCTGCAATAAGGTTACTTGATCACCCACACAGTACACAAATAACTTGTGATGTGGTTGGATGTATTGATAGAGGCACTGGGTATTTAGAAGATACTACTATAGTACCTTATAGTACTGCTCATTTAGTAGAATGGTTAGTACTAGAAAAAACAAGTTTAACAAATGAGGATATATGTTATCCTTGTTTTGATATTAATGGAGAAACACCTTTTGCAAATACTTATCCATTAGGTTTATATGTTGATCCGCATACAGAACCTATTGTACAAGAACTTATAAAACAAATAGTATCTTCTTCCGGTGGTTATCATAGAATAAATAATATTAGTAAACTACAAATTAAAGTAATACTAGAGCCTAAGGGATTAACACCAGATTTTTATATTAGTACTGATAGTGTTGAACAACATGGATTCACTATAGGTGATATGGAAAATCCTGTAAATAGTATGAGGTTTGGATATAAAAAGAATTGGACAATACAAGATGAATCTAGTATTGCAGGTACTGTTGTAGAAGCAGAAGACGAATTAAATCTTGTACATAGTTATACTACTGAATTTTCAGAAGTAATAGGGGATAATAATACATTATTTGCAGAAGATCAATATCCTATACCTACTGATAATGAATTATTTCCCACTTTATTTTGGGATGTAATTAATACACAAACTGAATTAGTTAGAAGATTGGCAATTAGACAAAAGAAACGCTTTGTATATAAGCTTAAAACTACAACATCTCCTTTTACTTATAATATAGGAGATATAGTAAATATTAAATATCCTAGATATGGGTTTAAATGGGGATTAGAGGGTATGATAATAGGTATGGAACAATTTCCTACAAAAAATAGAATAAATTTAGAGGTTTGGTTATAATGGCTAAAATAAGATTTATATTGGATAACTTTTATGATTCTGCTGCTGTTAAAGCATCTTACTTAGATAAAATGGTTTTTACTAATGTAAATGTAGGGACAGCAGCGGATACAGTAGATGTGAATACCGGTTTTACTTTCACTAGATTAGCTAATGGAATTAATCCTGTAACAGGGTATCCCGGAGTTGCAGAGAGTACTCGCATATTATTTGTTGCTGGAACTTTATTAGATGGTACATATTGGATGTTTGATACACCCTCTGCTGACCCTACCAAAGATTTCTATGTTTGGTATAATACAGGAGCAAGTTCTGATCCAGGTCCTGTTGGTTCTAGAACTGGTATTGAGATATCTATTCTTGTTGGGGATACCTCAGATGAAGTAGCATCTAAAACTAGAATAGCTTTAGATTTAGCTTCAGAAACAAATGGGTTTATTACCATAGATGATAATGGATTTTTCTCAACATTACCAGGCACAAATTTAAAAAATATTTCTAGATCTCAATTTGCTAGAACTGAACCGGTTGATACAGATGGAGATACTATTAATGATGATGTAGGATTTCAAGTATATGGTACCTTTTCATCGGCTAAGGATATTAGTGCAATAGTATTTGGTAGACATAATTGGCCAGAAGATACTACTTATAAGATACGTTTTTATTCTGATAATGATTATACAACTTTAATAGCTCCAGCTATAACAGGTACTATTTCTGCATCAGATGCTGGTTCTAATTTAACTGGTTGGAATAATTTTAATTGGGGACAAGGAACCTGGGTGCCTACTGCTGAAGGAGTGGAGCCTTTTGACCCCGCTACTAATTATGTAATATGGCTAGATAAGGGGGATTATGATGATGCATGGAGTTTTAAAATAGATATAGATGCTGAAGCAGCTGTAATAGATTTCTTAGATACAGGTAGAATATTTATAGGTGATTATATAGAGCCTACTTATAACTTATCTTTTGGACATACATTACAATGGATAGAAAATACTACACAATTTAGAACTCAAGCAGGAACTCTAAGATCAGATAGTGCTATACCATTTAGAAAGTTTACTTTCGATTTTAGCGTTATATCAGAAGCAGATAGAATAATATTACAACATAAGTTTAGGGCTGTAGGATTAAGGTTAGATTTTTACTTTTCTGCCTTCTCAGATGCTACAGATGAAGATAGAGAAATAGATTATAGTGCCATAGCAAAGATTACTAAAGTACCTAAGTTTACTGAATTTCAATGCAGCTATTTTAAATCTAAATATGAATTGGAGGAAGTATAATGACAGATTATACTAATTATACACAGTATATTCCGGATGATAATGAAACAGATTATCCAACAAAAATAGAGAATTTTATAATTACTGTTGGTACGGATTTAACTACAGAATCTGATAAAACAGATACAAAAGCCGCATTAGTAACACCTGGTTCTGGTTCTGGAGATTTAAATGAAGTATTAATAAAATCTACAGCGGCGGGTGAAATAACAACTTCTGGCGCTGAGATAGGTGCAAATGGTGCAGGACATATAGTAGATACTGAAAGTGTTCAAGACTTAAAAGAAAAAATATTGGATTCCAGTTGCTCATTAAATACCCCAACTATAACTACACCAATTATAGATGTAATAAATGATACCCCTATTGGTACTACAGCTGAGGCTGCGGGGGTATTTAGTACTCTAGAAGCCACAGGGAACACTAACCTTCAGGGAGATGTACTATTGGGTACTAATAGTACAAATACTATTGAATTTATTGGGGATACTGTTGGGCATATTACACCAGCTGTAGGTTCAGATTGGAACTTGGGCGGGTTTGGAAAAGAATTTACAGATTTTTATATGAGTGGTACAGCCTATATACCAAATATAGAAGCAATTACGGTAGGGGGTAGTGGTGCTACAGTTGATGAAATCTCTACGTCTATGGGAGGTGTACCGGGGGATACTAAAGTACTTACAGAAAAAGCAATTTCCGACCATGTAGCCGCTAGTTCTAGGGGATTAATAGATGTTCAAATATTTACTACATCGGGAGCAAATACGTGGATTAAACCAACTAATGCAAAGCTATTAGAAGTTTGGTGTGTTGGGGGCGGAGGAGGGGGAGGCTATGCTCGAGTAAATTATAGTGGTACCTCAGCGACTTTAATTTTTTCAGGTGGGGGAGGGGGCGGCTCTATGGCCTATAGTTTTTTAGATATGGATAGTATTGGTATTACTACTGATGTATCTGTAACTGTTGGTGGTGGTGGTACCGGTGGGCAACCATTTACTACAGTACCCGCCGTAAGTGGGGGGGAAAGTCTTTTTGGTAGTGCTGGAGTACATTTTGTTGGGGCCTCTGGAGGAATTTTGGGGGGTAGTGGAGATACTTCAGTTTCCTCAATAACTATTTTATCTAGTGGACCTAATCCTTCTACTCATAATTCTGGGGATATAATTATTCTTGGTACATTAAGTAGTAATGGTGAATATTCTGAAACATCAACTACTTTTTGCAGCAAAAATCAAATAAGATTTACTTTAGCAAAAGGAGGTATGGCGGGCGGGGGATTTTCACCACTTTCTGCTATACAAAATCTTCACTATGATTCGTTAGATCCTTTGATAGCTATTCTTGGACCAACAGGTATAGGTTTTGGTGGTGGAGGGGGTGGAGCAGTAATAGCTAAAAATGGTATAAATACGCAGAATATAATAAATGGTATTGGTGGTACTGGTGCTAATGGTATAGTTATTGTAAAATCATATGGATAAGGAGAAAAAGAAATGGCAAGTTATTTAGTATATATACCCATTAGTAATGAGGTAGATTATCCAACAAAGATAGAAGCATTTATTGGTGCTGTTAATGCTGATGTTAATGCATTACAAGATGCAACAGCAAGTATGCCTGCAGGTAATCATGTTCCAGCAGCTGAAGCGGTTATTTCTGATAATGCTTTAATTCGTGGTGGTGGTGATAATGAGAGTACTGGTGATAATAGAGGAATTCAAGAATCTCAAGGAGGTACTGCTACCTTAGATAATTCAAATAACATGGCTGGACTTAATCATTTAAGTATTCTTGGTAATTTTATAAGTTCAGGTACTACATTAGATGCAGATGAATTAGGGTATCTAGAAAATGCAATAAAAGGTGCTGTTGTTAATGGTAAAGCAGTAATATTAAGTGATACCGGCACACTGACTTCTATTGATATAGATACAGATGGATTAAAAATTAATGGTAGTATAGTAAATACTACTGCTAGTGAATTGAATCAACTTTATACTGCAGGTGTAGTTACAGCTGACTTTAAGTTAATAGCTGGGTTAGCAGCTTCTAATGTACAAGATGTAGATTTACAAGCCGTAGATAACTTTTACCAAGCTATTTCCAGTACTGGTACTATAGTTACATTACACAGAAATATAGTTTTAGGTGACGATGAGACTACCCTAATTACATTTAATGCAGATACAAAAGAACATATTACACCACATGATACAAATACTTGGGATTTGGGTTCGGATAGTGAAGCTAAACGATTCAGGGCTTTATATTTAAGTGATGTGGCTGATATTGGTTCCTTAAAAGTTAATGCAGGAAATGAGATTACTGATATTGTAACTACAGTTGGTTCAACAGATACTAAAATACCTACCGAGAAAGCTGTTCAAGATTACTTTAAAAAACGCACAATATCTGCATTTTTTAATTATGGAGACGGATCTGATGGTGCTCAACTTGATAATTCAGCAGATTGGACTGTAGAGCCGGGAGTCTATAATTTTACTACTTATGAAATAGCTAATAGTTATGATATTTTAGTAAATAATCCTGGACCCTTAATTATTAAGGCAACAATCTCTATAATTATAGGTAATGGTAGTATTGTTAATGCAGACTATATGGGAGCATCCGGAGGCGGAGGAGCTTTTGCCAATGGAGATAATGGTATCTTTGGTGGTGCTGGTGGTGGGGGAAACAATCTCTATGGTGGTTATGGTGGGGGAACTTTCGCCAATGCTAGGACAGTTAGAGCACAGGCAGGGACTGCCCAATCTACTAGAGCTATAGGTAGTGCAATATCTGCTATGCCGGGTATTGAAGGGGGAGGTGGTGGAGCAAGTGGAAATTCATATCTTAGAATTGGTGGAAATGGTGGTGGTGTAATTATACTTATAGCACCAACAATAACCCTAACTGGTTCTAGTTTTGGTTCTGCCGGAGGAAATGCAGTTGGTGCTTATAGTGGTGGAGGGGGTGGAGGTGCAATTATAGTTGCAGCAGAAACTACCATAGGAACTCCGGCTTTTTGGTGCCCGGGAGGATTAGGTGCTGCAACAGGTTATGATGGTGCAGATGGTTGGTATAGAGGAGTTAGTTTATGATTATAGAAGTATTAGATGGTAGCGATATTGTTTTAGTGCGAGTAGTAACTAGTGAACCAGATATAGAAGTAGTTACATATGGGGGAGTATCGTGGCGTGAGTATATACAACCAGATATCGAACGAATATCAGTATTGAGGGATAATAAAATTGAACAAACAAAGGCCGAAGGCCTACGTCGTATTAGTGAAATAGTTCCAGCAATTAGCACTATAGAAATGGTAAATTTAATACTAGAGTTATGGCCAATGCTTAATACTGGTTCTGCAAGTGCAGATATGATACTAGTAAAAGATATTTATGTATATGCTAGAGCTAGAATTGGGGCAGCTGAAAGTGCTACAGAAGCCCAACTAAATGCTTATGACCCAACTACAGATACAGGGTGGCCAACATGATTAAATATATACTAATACACTTAGTAACTATATTGCCAATAGCATTAGTTAAGTACTCATTAACTTTATTAGGCTATGTAGCCGTCGCTGCGGCATTACCCTTTGCTAGAATTGGTAGTCTTAATTCTATAATTATGGATAAGGGGGGTAGATTACTGTGGGCTGAGCGACACCTACCTAAGTGGGCATGGATATGGGATAATGATCGAGATGGTACTTTAGGGGATAAGCGAGGATGGTGGAGATATGAAAGATGTGATGGTAGACCCGGAACATGCTGGAATCAATATCGTTGGACGGCGCTGAGGAATCCTGTAAATAACTTACAACGTATTTGGCCGTTTTATTTGAATGGTTTAAACTTAGAAAAGACATATATTGGAGATTATAGAGTCGATGACGACCCAGATATGGGTGGTTGGCATTTTGTTCAGTCTGGATGGAGAACAGGATTCTACTTAATTTATGAATATGGTTTTATGGATAAATGTTTAGAAATTAGAACTGGTTGGAAATTAAGACCAGAACCTCAAAAAGATAAAGCGGTGGGAATGACAGTACTTATTCACCCATGGAGAAGATTATAATGCCTAACTTTAGTAAAAGATCTATAAATAGATTAAAAACTTGCGACCACAGATTAAAAAGAATATTACTGCGTGTAATTAAGCGTTTTGATTGTACTGTACTAGAGGGCCATAGAACAGAAGAAAAGCAAAATGAATATTACTGGAATGGAAAATCTAAACTTATGTGGCCAGAAAGCAAACATAACAGCGAACCTTCATTAGCTGTAGATGTTGCACCTTGGCCAATTCCTGAAAATTGGGGTGAAGATTGGCGTGACAGAGTAAAGTTTTATGAATTGAAAGCCCTTATATTTTATGAAGCTGCGGAAGCTGGAGTTAAAATTCGTTTTGGTGGGGATTGGGATATGGATGAAGATTATAAAGATCAAACATTTAATGATTTGGTACATTTTGAGATAGTAGAATGACGCAACTATTAAATGGTCTTATGTTACAAAGAAAATTTGCTATTGCAATGCTTTTTAGTATATCTACTATAGTAGCCTTGTTCACTGGTTTTCTCGGTGGTGGAGAATTTATTACCGCAATGGGATTAATATTGGGATTATATGGCGCCGCTAATGTTAGCCAGAGATACGTGGAGAAGTAAATGTTAAAACTATTAGGATTTCTATCAAGTTACAGAATCTATATTATTATAGCTACTGTTGCATTTAGTGCAGGTAGTTATTCTGGTTGGAAAGCTTGCAAATTATTAGAAGCCGCAGCTCAAGTAGAAGCTATAGAAATAATTCATAAAGCGGAAGAAGAAGCTATAAAGCTAAAGAAGAAGCGTGAGGAAGCGCAAGCTAAAAAATATAAGGAGGTGAAGAAGTATGTGGAAAATAATCCTACTAGGCCTGGTCTTACTGATGATGAACTTAAGCTGTTCAATCTTCACTAAAACTAATGTTACTCCTTCCCTTTTAGAAGAGTGTGATGAAAACTTACCTGAGTTAGAAAAAGGTGATACTAA